TTATGATCAAATATGGGGTTCAACATTAGTTGCTGAAAATTGTATGCGGTATGTTTTCCCGCTTTAATTTAAATTTAAAAGGTATATATACATGTCTAATTTTACTCAACTTTCAAATTTATCCACAAAATACGTTACTGATTGTATTGTTAGCTATGGGACAGTCAATACTTTAACAATAGGCACTGGTCAATGTAGGGACTCAACAAATACCTTTGATATAGTTATCGCTAGTCCTTTAGTAATAAGTTCGTTAGCTAGTGCTAGTGGCCTTCCTAATGGCTTAGATACTGGAACTATTGCAGCAAATACATGGTATGCAGTTTTTGCGATATTTGACCCGTCAAATTTTGTTCCGGTTGCTGGATTGATTTCTTTGTCTGGCACTGCGCCTATAATGCCATCTTATAATGGGGTGACATATGGGGCTTTTAGATTATTGGGATGGATGCGGACAAATGGTTCTGGAAACTTTTTGCCTGCAACTATTACGGGTAATGGAAATTTGAGGAAGCACTATTGGGATGCTGGGATATCTGTTTTAAGCGCAGGGGCAGCGACTACATTTGCTCAAGTGAATTGTGGAGGGGCAGCACCGTCTATTGACAATATTGAGTTAACATTTGATGCCTCCTTTACCCCTGCGGCGGCTGGCAATAATGTTAATTTCAGGCCGACAACATCAACTGCTACGCAAGTTGATGGATTTACTGGCACAAATGCTGGGGTAGTTCAAGAATTACAAATAAAGCTTTTAACAAAGCTTTCGAGTAATGCTCCTAGCTTAGACTATAAAAATTCTGCTGCTGGTGGTTCAACTACATTATTTGTCCGTGGGTTTGAATATTTTATTTAAGTGCTATTCGCCTAATTAATTTTAGGCGAATTTAATTAAAGGTTATTTTATGTCAACTGTAGTAACCCAATTAATTACTGAATCTTTTTATTTATCTAGTGTTTTGTCACAAGAATTTGGAGAAATTAGTGGGTATGAACTAAACAGAGGACTTAAATTACTCAATAGTTTATTAAAATTTAAGACTGTTGATGATAGATTAATTCCATACTATAACTCTTACACATTTATTTCTGATGTAGGCATAGAAAAATATTTCATCCCAAATTTAATATATGCTGAAACAGTAACTTACAATATTGGTTCAGTAAGATATCCTCTATATTTACAAACTAGAGATATATATTTTGGTTCTGGAAGACCTAATAATGTTCCTGGGTTGCCTTTTCAGTACTATATAGAAAGATCAAAAAATGGTTGTGATTTATATGTATATTTCCCACCGCAAGAAAGATACGAATTTACATTAAGGGGTAAATTTTCATTAAATAAGGTTGCTTTAAATGAAGATTTAGAATTAACTTTTGATGATTATTATATTGAGTATTTAAAATATGAATTAGCCAGTTATATTTGTGATGATTATAAAATAACTTTTCCGCCGCAAAATATGGATAGATTAAAAGCATATCGATCTAAAATATTTGATGTTAGTCCTATTGATTTTACAATGAGAAAAAGTTCTACTCTTCAATCCAACTCAAATAATTCTACATTTGATATTTATGCTCAAGCAAATATTGGGAAAGGGTGGGTTCCACCATGAGAACAAATAGAGCTGATGGCTTACAACAAAAATTGGATATTGTTGGTTCATCAACGTTTGGTATAAATCCTAAAATATTAGCTAGTAGAACGTTTAATATGATCCAGTCTGATGATTGGCTAATAGGATATAGTGGTTATAAAAAAAAGCTGACAATTTTTGAGACTGGCAATGGTAGAGGTATATTTACAAGCATAAAATCCAATAGTTTAATAGTAGTCATAAGTAATAGAGTTTATTCGATAAAAGTATATACAGAAACTGGAAAAACTTCTCAAACTTATTCATCATCTTTTATAGGACAAATAGATACTTTTTTTGGAGATTGTTTTATAGATGAGAATAATACCAATCAGATTGCGATATGTGATCAAAAAAACATATACATTTACAATTATATTTCTGAAACTTTTGTGATGGCAGTTTTGCCAGAAGATTTTGTTGCTGGATATGTAACTTATCAAGATGGCAGATTTGTTGCTACTGATTCATCAAGTGCAAGATGGGCCTTATCAAAAGAAGGTGATGGATTAAACTGGTTTTGGGGGGCATCTGGTGAACCAGTATTTAATACTATACAAACTAAACCAGATTTCGCGCGTGGAGCTTTAAGATTCCCGGGAAGAGGAAATTTATTATTTGTTATGGGGAATTCTGTTACAGAGTTGTGGACAGATGTTGGCGCAACTTTTTTCCCTTATCAGCGTAGTACTTCTATTAATTTTGACTATGGTTGTATTAATCCTGCGACTATTGCGGCCTCTGGTGAGATAGTAGCGTGGTTAGGATATAACGAGAAATCTGGTCCTGTAATTATGTATTCTACGGGTTCAGATATTAAACAAATTTCTACAGATGGAATAAATTTTAAATTCCAAACTTTAACCAATCCTTTTTCATCATCAGCATTTTTTGTAAAATTAAATGGTCATCTAATTTATCAATTAACATTTTATGATCCAAATGACAATTACAGTTTAATATATGATTTTAATACTCAAAAATTTTATGATGTAACTGATGAAAAAATGAATTATCACATAGCTAGACGAGTAGCATTTTTTGATAATACTTATTTTTTCGTAAGTTTTAATGATGGAAATTTATACGAAATGGATTCAGATTATTCATTTTATGATTATGGAGAATTTGAAGACGGAAATAAAAAGATATTTGAAATTCCGCGTGTAAGGGTATGCAATAATTTTAGGATGCCTGATTCATCGCGGTATATTATTAACAATATAACTTTTACTCTTGAACAAGGGAATGATCAATTTCATTTAGAATATAATAAAAATTATCAGCCTAGAATTGGTCTATCAATTTCAAAAAACGGTGGCATAAGTTTTAGTAGTTATGTCGAACGACCAGTTTATTTGAGCGGTCAAAGAAGAAATATATTAAATTGGTGGAGTTTGGGGAGTGCTAATGATTTTGTCCCTCAGTTTAGGTTTTGGGGGAAAGGGCCATGGCATGCGTTTGATGGCGTAATGAGTATTACACAATGAAAGTCCCGCTTTTTACAAGACAATCTTTTGTAGATAAAGATGGGAATTTAACCCCTGCTATTCAACAAGTATTTGATGTTCTATTTCAGCAAATGCAGCAGAATTTATCTAATGATGGAATGGTTATTCCTGGATTAAATACTAATGATATTAATCAAGCGGCTTCTCCATCAAATAATAATAATAAACCTAATGGAACATTGTGGTATGACACTACTACTAATGAACTAAAATTAAAGAAAAACGACACCGTTGTTGTTATAGCATAGGTAAAAAAAATGAATTTAAATCCATTCTCCAAATCGTTTAATGAAAATCCTGCTGATGCAGCGATGCCTTATTTAGATCAAATCCCCGAAACAATAACACCTTATTATAATCCTTATATTAATGCTGGGAGAACTAGCCTAAAAGAACTGATGTCACAATATGGATCATTAATAAAAGACCCAGTTGCATTAATGAACCAAATTGCAGCGACTTATTCGCAGTCGCCTGGATATAATTTCCAAATGAATCAGGCAATGAATGGCGCAAATGCGGCGGCTGCTGCTGGTGGAACATTAGGATCATCTGGGCATCAAATGCACGCTGCATCTATGGCCGGAGATGTTGCAAACCAAGATTTTTATAATTTTCTAACACGTGCATTAAACTTATATGATACTGGCTTAAAAGGATATGGAGATATAAATCAGCTCGGATATGGTGCATCTAGTGAGTTAGCTAATTCTCTTTCTAATAATCTTACAAATCAAGCTGGTATGCAATTCGCTGGCACTCAACATCAGAATCAAGCTAACGCCGATAATTTTAATTCTTTGCTGGGGTTAGGAAGTGCTGTTGGGACTGGTTTAATAAATAAATTTTTTTAAAAGGCCGCTAAAATGCCAACTCCGATTGTAAATTTTGCCGCTCTTCAAACACAAGGAAATCCTGGAACTCGTGGGATTATTCCTGCAATAAAAGAAGGAATGGATTTATTTTACTATCCACAGGCTAAGAAAGAGGAACTTGAAAAACAAAGATTAGCAAACGCATTAGCACAAATAAATTTACAGTTTTCTCCAGAAATGAGTGAGGCAGAACTTCAATATAAGAAAGCGCAAGCCCCTCATATGAATGCACAGACTAATCTAATAAATCAACAATCTCAGTATTACCCAGATGATATAAAATCCCAAATTGCTCATAGATTAGCGCAAACTGGTTTGGTTAACGAAGAGTCAAAATATTATTCTAACGATATGGAATCCAGGCTTAATGAAAGGGATTCGCATGCTAATTTATTAAAACAACAGGCTTATTTTTACCCATTACAGCAGGCATTGGGGGCTTTTAAAGATGTAAATAATCCTAGAAATAGCAGATTTGGCGCCGCTTATGAAATGTCTCGTACTTTAAATGCGATGCCTCCGGCAGCACGTTTTGCGTGGATTTCTGATAATTCAGAAGCATATACAAATATGCTTAACATGATGTCGAATAAAGCACTTGAACAAAAAAATAATTCTGGACAGATGAACCCTGCTTTAGAAAAAGTAATTACAAAATATTTCCCTGATTTAACAAAAGAAAATTTAACTTTTAATCCTAATGAAATGGAAAAAAATGCTCTCATAAATAGTGGTATAGGTCGTATTAAAGATATTGGTACACAATCTTTAATCCCTGATATGCAACAATTACCATTTCCTAAGAATATGCCAATGCCAAACCAAGGTATGGCTATGAATGACATGCAGAATATTGAACAAAATACTACTCCTCCTATGCCAGCGCTGTTTAATACGTCTCCAGAAGATGCGCAAAGAATAAAAGACGCTGCAAACATTTCAGCAAATAATGCGCTTGTTACCACAAAAACGCGTAATCAATTAGAAGGTGGTATTCAAGTTGCTGAAATGATGAATGATCCGATTTTCCAGAAACAGGCAATTTCAGCTAGTTTATATGCGGGTGCTGTTGGAAAAGGGAAAGCTGCTATCGATGCTTTACTACAAAAAAATCCTGATGTTTATATGGAATATTTATCATTTATGACTGATAAAGCTATAGTTTTACTAAATAGGGTAAAGCAATTGGATAATATGGCGTCTACCAATCAACAGAGAGACGAACTGTGGGGCTTGTATTATAAGACAATGGATAAAGTGACATCAAATCCAGAACAGTTCTTAAAAGCATTAAATAATTTGGGTCAGACTCTAGATATGTTGGGTAAATCAGTTGAAAAAAGTGCAAACCCATTAGGCGGACAAAGAATAATGCCAAAAATTAATCCTATTTCTATATCAAAAGATATTAATAATAAAAAATCTAAAGAATCTGGCATGGTAACCATTGTTTCGCCAAGTGGAAAAATGTATCAATTTCCAGAAGATAAAGCCCAACAAATACTTTCTTCACATCCTCAATTCAAAAGAATGTAATTATGCAAGATTATGAAGAAGATGATAATTATTACAATAATTTTGATTATCCGGGGTCAAATCCGACAGATTATGACGAAATAGCTATGCGCGAAGGCGGTATTTTAGTTGATGGAAATGAAAATTCTAGTACAGATTATGACGAAATAGCTATGCGCGAAGGTGGTGTTTTAGTTGATGGAAATGAAAATTCTAGTGACGATCGGAGTTATTTACAAGCTTTTGGTGATTTATTAAAACCTCATTTAAAGACAAATTTAGATTTTATTTTAGGTGCTGGAGATTCTCTTGTAAATTTCCCTAAAGGAGTAGCGAATATGATTGCTCCTGATAGTATGCAAATTCCTTTATCAAGGAGTAGTGAAGGAACTGCTTATGATATAGGCGAGGTTGCAGGGGATATTGCTGGATTTATTTCTGGAGGCGCTCCATTAAATGCTATGCGAGCAGCCATAGCAGGTAAATCCATCCCTTATGCTAGTAAAATTGCATCTAAATTGGGAGGAAATGAATTTCTTCCAACTTTAGCAAGAAGGGGGATAGGTAGTGCATTATATGGTGCTGTTCAATCTCCAGAGGGTCGAGGAGAAGGAGCATTACTTGGCGGCGGCGTATCCCTCGCAACAGATTCATTATTGAAGGGGGCTGGTTCAATATTTAAAGGGGCTAAGAACTATTTCCGTGGAAAATTAACGGCTAAAGAATTAAAAAGAAATTTAGAAATTAATAGAGGGATTGAAACTGGTCTAGGAGACATTATAGGTTCTCCATTTCTTAAACGTGTATCTGAAAATTCTTTATCAAAAAACCCATTTTCTGGAAGTGATGACTTGACAGCCAGAATTTCAAAAAATATTGAAAATCGTGGTAATAAAGTTTTAACTGGATATTTAGGGAATACTTCTCCTCTTGAAGTACCTGAAAAATTAGGTAAATCTTTAAATAAAGTTTATCAAGAAGAAACTGTCAAAAAAAATGCTTTATATAATGAAGCAAATAAAATTGCAGATGAAAATAATTTAAAACTTGATTTATCTAATTTTTCAAATAAAGCTAAAGAATATTCAGATATAATTAATGATCAACATTTTTTAAAATATGAACCAAAATATAAAAAAATATTAAATAGGCTTGTAAATTATCATACACCTTTTAAAGAATCTAAAATACAAGCTTCTATAGCTGGTGAAAAATTTTATCTCCCTGGGTCAAATGAAATAAAATATCCTTCTTTAAAAGAAGCTAATATTCTTTCTGGAAAATTAAGAGAACTTTCAAGAATAAGTCGTAAATCTTCTACTCCAGAAGATAGATACCAAAGTAAAATATTTAGCAGCTTATCTAAATCTTTAAAAGATGATATTAAGTATTCCATTAATAATAGCGGGAATGAAAAATTAAAATCTGCTTATGATAATGCTGAAAAGAATTATGCAAATAATTTTTCTTCTTTTTTAGATAAAGATATCTATCAATATTTAAATGGTCAAAAAGATGCAGAAAATCTTATTAATGATTTTATAGTTACTGGTAGTACAAGCGATAAAGGCAATAAACTTAAAAAATTAATGGATAAACTCCCGGAAGAAGATAAAAACTTAGTAAAATATTCTTATTTATCTCGTGCTTTAAAAGGTGCTGAAGATAAGCGTACTTTAAATCCATTAAATCTTGCTACCCACTGGGGTGATACTAAACTTGGCCCCAGACAAAGAAAAGCATTAGTCCCGAATGCTGCTGAAAGAGAAGAACTGGATAGGATATCAGAATTAGCCAAAATCAATTCTAATTCTCTTAATAGGATGTTTAATCCTCATACTGGTCAAAGAATGGCAGAATATTTTCTTCCTATTATGACTGGTTATGCTGGTGGCCAATCTTTCTTCCCTGATTCAATTCCTGATCCTATCGCTGGTGGACTTGGTATTATAGGTGCTGGTTTATTAAGTAGGGGAGCATCAAAATTTCTACATTCTCCTACCGTAAGAGAAGCTATTGTAAATAGAATGATTAACAATGCTGCTAAAAAAGAACCATCATCAAATTCCACAGATGCGTTAAAAGCTTTATTAATAAATATTTATGGTGATAAATAAGTTATTTTTTATTTTTTTTGTCTTTTTTTTGCTTATGTACATCATAAACACTAAGTATAAAAGCTGGTACTATCATTACTATCATGCAATACCCAACAAACATAAATAAAAGCTTAATAGTTACAAAAAAACCTAAATGAATTATTGAAATAATAATTATAGCTATACATAAAAAAGCCATCATTTCCCCCCTATCTTAAAGGAATATTAAAATGTCATCAGCTCTCCAGTATATCAGTTTTGGCGATCTTGAACTGTATTTTGTTGATAAAGATAGTGGGCTGCCTTTGTCGGCTGGGAAAATAAATTTTTACTCTGATATAAATCGAAGTACTCCTAAATCTGTATTTTCTCTTAGTGGATCCCCTCCAAATTACTCTTATGTAGATATAGGGTCGCAATTTATATTAAGTGGTTCAGGAACTTTTCAAGATTTAGATGGAAATAATATCATCCCTTATGGTTATCCATATGATGCAAATGGGAATGTTGAACTTTATTATATAACGGTTTTTAGCTCGACTGATGTCCCACAATTCACACGCGAAGCACAGCCGCCAGGGGTGACAGCAACTAATCCAGAAGAAGAAGGGTTAGATATTCAAAATTTCATCCCAAATGGACAATTTTTATTACATAACAATATCCCTGCTAATATCCTAACAAATGCACCCGCAGGGAAAATTACATCTTCTTATACACAAATAGCAGCAGGAGGATGGTCATTTGAAAGGCCACTTGGAAGTTCTTCAGAAGATAATGTAACATTTTTTAGGTATCCTTCTTATGTTCCAAACCCAAGTGCTAGCCCACGTTATGCAGTTCGTGTAAATTGTTCAGCTCCTAATCCTGCTGATTCTTTTAAATATTTAGGGATAAGATTTTCTGATGTTAATAAATTTGCATCTACTACCCAAGAATATACTTTTTCTTTTTCTGGCATTACGGATAATAGTGTTGATTTTCCAGTAACTATTTATTTATTGAAATATTTTGGTACGGGAGGATCTCCAACAGTAACTACAAGTATTGGGACTTTCAATTTTTCAAGTGTCAATCAGATTTCTTCTAGTGCATTTATATTTGGTACAAATGTTGGGAAAAATATAGGTGTAAATAATGATGATTACGTACAAATAGTTATTGGGTTCCCTACCGCTTTTGGTTTTACTGGGGTATTAACTGATTTTTCTTTAGTCATTGGGAATATTAATATTCAGGGATTCCCTATTAGTACCAATAGGGATTTTATTACACGTACTTTAACCACTGATACGCCAGACCCAAACGGATATAATTTAGGATTGCCTCTAATATTAACTAAAGATGGGTTATCTTTTGACCTTTCCCAAATTGGGAAAATATTTCCAACCATTTTATATTACCCTGGTTATGGTGAATTGCCATGTGATGGGTCAGTTTATAGAACGGATGATTATTCATCTGATGGAATCCCATATGCTAGGTTATATAAGAATCTAACAGATACTCCTGTTGTTCCTGGGAGTTTAGGTAACCTCGGTATTGCGATGTTTGGTACGGGCAAGACTTATGTTACAGCTTCTCAAGTTGATACAGGTATAGGTTTTATATCCACGAATCAGACTGGTCCACAAACAGCAACTGCTGATGGCGCAGTTCCAACTGGATTTACTTTTACTACTGTCTGTACAGGGCAAGCTTCTCCTTCTACATTAGGGTTTAGCAGTTGGACATATGGGACAGGCGGAAAAACTTGGTATCTTTGTAACTCATCTGGGTATGTCACCCCTGGGACAACTTCAAGCTCTGGTTGTCCTCAAATAACAGTAAATAGTTCTCCGAATCCTTCTCAAGGGGAAATCGTCGGTTCTTCGGTTGCACAACAATTAATGAGCATAAGTGCTACTGGTGCGCCTGCTGCTTCAACTTTTATCCAGGTAGCTAATCCTTCTCAGCAATTTAAAATATGGTTTACCCTTAATGGAGTCGGTACAGTTCCTGGTGGGAGTGGCACACCTATTAGAGTTAACATGTTAACTAATATGGGTCCAACTGATACTACTTACGTATTAGGGCAAGTGCTTTCTGGTTTCCAACTTTCAACTTTTACGACAGTAGCTGGTAATTTAATTCCGCCTAGTTCATATTTTACTTTTTATGCTAATGGTCAAGCGTATGTAGTTTGGTATAATTTGAATGGTGCTGGAGTATCCCCATCTGCTGGGACAGCTATTTTAATATCTGTTACGTATAATACTTCTCAAACTGCTAATGTAATTCTTTTAAATACATTAAAAGCAATTAATAGGATGTATTTTGCAACCCCAGATTTAAGAGGATGGGTTATTAAGGGATGGTCAAATCAAGGTGCTGATGATATTAATATAGCATATAGATTTTCTAGGAATGGAACACGTTATGACCATCCTCAGATTGGCTTAACATCTTATATTGGTTCTTATCAAAAAGATGTTTTACTCGATCATACCCATGTAACCCAGCAATATAGTAATCTTCCACCATCTCCAGCAACAGACAGAGAAATTGATTTTAATTCCGCCGCCGATTGGACATATACTAAGCTCCCATTAACAACAACAGATAACGCGTATCATTTAATGGTAGAAACTGGAACTGGTCAAAATGATACAAAAAATGTTTATTTAAATTACGTTATAAAATATTAGGAGCTATATAATGATTACACGTTTTAAAATGACAAGAGATATTAATGGGTTTAATGGTTTTGGTCGCAAATTTTCTAATACTAATTATCAAGCGTTATTAAGTGGAAATGTAATAGACACTTTAGTTATTCCGCCTACGCAAGATGCCACTTATACGAATATATTTGCTATTTTTAATTATCAACCTGGTTCTCCTGTATGGGTGTCCATAAATAATACAGTTGCAATCCCTACAGGTTCATTTACACAAGTTACTGCAGAATTAAATCCTGAAGCTCTTTATCTGAAAAGTGGAGACTCCGTTTCTTTTATTACCAGTGATGCTACTTGTGAAGTAGGAGTAGCATTATATGCCGTGGCCTAATAATAAAGGTGGAATAACTAAGAACCCTATTATTCATTCACCTTTTAATAAAAGTATTCCTCTAAATGGTATTCTCCCACCACCTGAAGAAGAATATTTTAGGGTTACTAATGACAATGATTTTCGAATTACCAATGAAGATCAGTTTAGAATTACAAATGATCAATGAGTATAAAAAATGGCTAATAAAAAAATTGTTGAACTTGACCCAATAGTAACATTATCTGGGAATGATATTCAGGAAACATCTGATAGTTCAGGACTTTTACCAAGTAAAAAAGAAACACGTACCCAAACACTGTTATATACTCAGCAAAATACTACATCAGATAATATTGCGCAGGGAACAAATCATATTTATGCAACTATTGACGGTGGAACAACTGATAATTTATCCGGGTTACCTACTATCGTTGCTATTCAATCAGCAAGTTATCCCCCTACTGGTAGCGCATCTGGTGATTTATCCGGGACATATCCTAATCCGACTGTATCAAAAATTAATGGCAATAATCTTGGAAATACGTCTGCTATATCAGGAAATATACTAATAGGATCAGGCGCTGCCTGGGTTACAAACACAATCAGTGGCGATGCAAATATAACGGGGACTGGCATATTAACTATTGCCAATAATGCAATTACCACTATCAAAATCAATAATAACGCAGTAGATTTAACTACCAAAGTAAGTGGTATATTGCCTACTACTAATGGTGGCACTAATATCAACACCTATACATTGGGCGATACCCTCTATTCGTCTGCCCCCAATACCTTGGCAAAACTGTCCGGCAATACGACTGCGGGGAAACAATACCTTAGTCAAACTGGAACTGGGACAATATCAGCTCCTCCCGTATGGTCTACTATTAACGCAGGTGATATTACTGGGAACGCATTAACTACTGTTAATGATACTAATATTATTTTGTCTTTAGGTGGAACGCCAAGCACTGCATTATTACAAACAACTAGTATCACAGCCGGTTGGCTAGGGCAACTTAGTGTTACGCGTGGTGGGACTGGATTAAGTTCAGGAACATCTGGCGGCATCCCATATTATAGCTCTACTACTACAATAGCATCTAGCCCAGTTCTTGGTGCTAATCAATTAGTTATTGGGGGTGGTGCAGCAGTTGCGCCATCCACTAACGCTAATCTTACCTATGACGGTACTGCACTAGATGTTAGTGGGGGCGGAGCAGGCAATATAACTCCCTTATTAATCTTACAGTCCAAACGATCATTTGCCCCTGCTAATGATGGGCTGCTATTGGCCGGATTAGCGTCTAATGGCACAGTTGGCTCCCATGACTACGGTGCGATTGTGATGGGCAGTAACCCGGTAAGCGGCGACGGTGGCGCATCAATTTTCCAACTCCGCGTCGGCGGGTCAAGCACCAGAACCACCAGTAATGGCCTATTTTTACAAGCCACTAGCACTAGTGCTAACTCGACGACTGAGATCGCGTTTTATACCGGATTTTCGACAAAAATCGCATCGTTTAACAGCACCGGCGTCTTAAATATTGCCTCACTGACGCCATCACAAATAGTATTTACAGATGCCAGCAAAAATTTGACAAGCGTGAGTGTACTCCCTATTACCAATGGTGGGACTAATATCAGTACCTATACACTAGGTGACACATTATATGCGTCGGCCGCAAATACGTTGTCCAAGCTAGCAGGCAATACGACAACGGTTAAACGATTTTTGACACAAACCGGGACGGGGACAGTATCGGCCGCCCCTGTTTGGTCAGCGATTAGCGGGAGTGATATTACTGGTGCTGCATTAACGCGGGTTAATGATACTAACGTGAGCTTAACATTAGGTGGCACGCCAACGACTGCATTATTACAGGCTACAAGTGTAACAGCAGGCTGGCTAGGGCAACTTAGCGTGCCGCGCGGCGGGACTGGATTAAGTGCAGGGATATCTGGCGGGATCCCTTATTTTAACAGCACCACTACGATGGCCAGCACGGCTTTTCTTGGCAGTAATCAGATTATGCTTGGCGGTGGTGCTTTCGCTGCTCCATATACTAACTCTGGGTTTTTCTATGACCCGGGGAATGGTATAGCGGTACTTAGCACGTCGGCAATTTCCGCAAGTTGGCGGATAATAACCACCTGAGTTAGGGGAGG